GCATTCGCTGGAGTTTCATTAGATTCACAAATTACGGAAGTTCGTGGATTAAGAGAGTCTGCATACCAACCTATTTGGCTTCGTAACTTTATGCCAAACAACTCTACTACAAGCGGTGTTATCCACTACTTGAAGGAAGAGCCTTGGACGGGTGCAGCCGCAGTTTGGGATGGTACGGGTGCTATCGAAGCGTTAACCGATAAGCCAGGACTAAATCCAAACTTTGATATGGTTACTGAAACCGTTCTTTGGATTGCTGGTATCGTTCGTGTTAAGCGCGAGATGTTAGACGATGTAGCTTGGTTACGTGGTTACTTGTCAAGGAAGCTTACAACTGGTAGATACGGCTTATTTGTAGCTGAAAACGCTCAAATATTAAGCACCTTACAAACCAATTCGGTAGCATATGATGGCGATAAGACCAATCTTGTAGAAGCTATTTACGATGCTGCATTCGGTCAATTACGTGATAACTACCATAACCCAAGTGTTATTATAGTTAACAATAGGGATTTAGTTTCTTTGATTGCACTAAATAAGGCTGAGGGGAGTGGTGAGTACGACTTACCTGTGGGAACAGTAGTAACCACGCAAGCAGGTCTATCTATTGGAGGTATTCCAGTTGTTGGAATACCAGACATGGAGCAAGGTAAGTTCTTGGTATTTGATGCTAATGAGACGGAATTTGTTACTAGAATGAATCCAGAGGTTCGTTTCTTTGAAGAGGACAGAGATAACGTTGCAAAAAACCTTATCACTGTAAGAGCAGAGGAGAGAATATTGCCTATCGTTTATGACGAAACAGCAGTAATCTACGGAGAGGTAGCTGAAGCTGAAGAAGAAATATAAATCTAACAAGCCTACCATCTTAATTGGTGGTAGGTTTATTTAAACTATTATTATGAAAGTAAAAGTATTAAAACCAGTATTAGACAGTAAGACTAAGAAGAGGTTATCTGTAGGTACTATTATAGATATATCAAAAGCACGTGCCGAATCAGCGATTAAACGTGGGTTAGTAGAAAAAGTCATTGAGCCTAAAAAACCAAAAGAAGATAAAAAACTAGATCCAAAACTAGAAACAAAGTAAGATGAGTTATTTAGATGTTATTACATTAGAAGAAGCTAAGAATCACCTTAGAGTAGAGCAAGACTTCACCGAGGACGATGCTTCTATTTCTAGAATGATAGCATCTGCACTTAGCTTCATAGAGCAATACACTAATCATATTGTTTATCCTCGTGAAAAGACTTATTACAGGTCGGTTACGGAGAAAAGAATACGTGTGTACGACTATCCTATAAATAACTATCCCGACCATATAACGTTACATTTCAGTCTAATGCATGAGTTTGCAACAGACAAAGTAACGTTAAATGTGGGATATACTAATAGGGACGATGTACCAAGTGTTTTTATAGAAGTAGCCTTGCAAATTATAGATAATTGGTATTATAATTTTGAAAAAAAGGCTAACTTATCAACAATTCCCGAAGGTGGAAAAGAGATGTTATTCAAATACAGAAGAGCAGTTATAACATGATTTCAAGAAGATATAGCAGAAAGGTTAGATTTTTTGAAGAGCAAGAGGTTGCTGATGGCTATGGTGGTTATGTATCTCAAAATGTATTCTTATTTGAATCTTGGGCAGAAGTTGTAACTAGTGCTGCTGGTAATAGATTTCAGCAATTTGGGATAAGTGAATTTGTTAACCCTGTTATATTTAAGATTAGAAAAGGCAATAGGGTTATTACTGAAAATATGTATATAAACTATAAATCTGTTAACTATTATATTCGTGGTATTGAAAACGAAGATTTAGAAGATAGGTTTTTAACTCTTTATTGCGATGGAAATAAAAGGAGCTAATGAGTTTATTGCAAGGCTTAAAAATATAAAGAAAGACTCTTATAAAAAAGTGGGTGCTATTGTAGAAGCTACTGCAAGGCAAATAGAACTAGATGCAGTTCAAGCAGCACCGAAGATTTATAAGTATGGCACTGGTGGTTCGCACGCAACTAACAATGAGATAGTGGGCAATATAAGTTCTATAAAAACAGGGCAGTTAGAAGCTGAGGTAATAGTTAATAGTAAAATGGCTGCATACGCTGAATTTGGAACGGGTGCGTATGTGGATGTTCCAAAGGGCTGGGAAGATATAGCTTGGAGCTATTACGTAAATGGTAGGGGTGTTATGTTGCCACAGCCTTACTTGTATCCAGCTTGGCGAAAAGGAATAAAACAGTTTAAAAAAGACTTAGAAAGATATATTAGTGAAGAATCCAGATAAATATATAAGGCAGTATTTCTATTCTACTTTGAATAACATCGAAGTGGACGATAACACTATTAAGGTGTACGATTATAGAGTGCCGTTAAACGATGATTTTTATATATTAATGGTAAACCAATCTAGCGAAAAAGTACACGATACAAAGTGCGACACCTTAGCGTATGACTGTAGGATTACACTAGATATCGTAACTAGGTTTCATGGCAAAAACGCAGGTAGTAGGCTGCTTGCTGATAATATAAAAGAAAAAGTAATGAATCTAACACAGAACATTACTATACAGAATTTTGAATTATCTAATTTAAATATAAGTTATCCCGATGATTTATATTTAATTACGGATACTCAAAATATTTTTAGAAAGTTAATTATTTATGAATTTAAATTAAATCAAAATGGCTAAATTACTAGAAGGTAATGATGTAATTCTATCAATTTACGATGACACGGCATACAAGCCTGTGGTATGCTTAACGAGCAATAACATTTCTCATAATAGGGAAATTGTAGAAGGAACGGTTACTAAGTGCGACCAATCACCTAGTGTTAGCGCTGGGGGATATTCATACGAAATTAGCGCTGATGGACAGATACTAGCACTGAATGATGCTGATTACGATGATAGAGCTAACGGAGAGTTCTTGAGAGGATTAATCGAAGAGGGCGAAGAGCAGATTTTCAAAATGGAGGGTGGAAATGAAACTATCTATGGTACTGCAATTATAACCGCATACGAAGAGACGTATCCTGCTGAAGGAAAAGCAACATTCACTCTATCTATGAGAGGAATCGGAAAGATAACAGATACAGACCCAGCAATATAAAAAAACACGACAATGGCAAAAAATAGTGTAAAGATTAAAATTCATGGCAAGACTAGGACGGCAAAACTTGGCCTTGCATTCATGCGAAAAGCAATAAGCGAAGAGCTACCTAAGGATGATAACATTCTAAACATTAGTACGGACAAACTACTATATCACGCATTGGCAATGGATGACATTGCAAATGATAGGGAGGTAGAGTTTAATCATATAAAGGTTTGCGATTATATCGATACGGTTGGATTATTCAGCGATGAGGTAAAAGCATTCCAAAAGGCATTCTTTGAAAGTATGGAAGTGCATATGCCAGATGACAAGTCCAAAAAGGCTATGCGTGATATTGTAAAAGAAATGTCCAAAGAAGAACAAAAAAAAAGTTCTTAGAAAATTGGGATATAAACGTATATAGTTTTGCCTTGTCTGAGTTAGGAATCTCTTCATTGTCTGTTGTGAAAGATATGACGTGGAGAGAGTTCCAACTTAGAAAAATAGGTTATGAAAGGCAGAATTTAGAACAATGGCAAAGAGTTAGGCAGATAGCTTATTGGAGCGGTGCAGGTACTGCATTCGATGCTAGTAAGGTAAAGCCTAACCAATTTATGCCATTAGGAGAAGAGCGGAATGTTAGAGGCGTTAGCGACAAAACAAAAGAAAGATTTAGACAATTGCAAAAAGAGTATTTAGAAAAAATAAATGGCAGACGATAAAATAATTCTTGGGATTGGAGCTGAAGTAAGTGGTCTAGAGAAAGGTCTAGATCAAGCTGAACGCAAGGTTTCTGAGTTTGAAAAGAAAATAAAGAACCTTGCAAATGTAGGCGACCAATTTACAAGTATTGGTAAGAAACTAAGCTTAGGAATAACAGCACCATTAACCGCAATTGGTGCTTTAGGCGTTAAGGCTTTCAGTGATTTCAATGCTGAGATTACAAAGGTTGCTGCAATAAGTGGGGCTACTGGTAGTGAATTAGAATCGTTAGAAAATAGCGCAAAAGAATTAGGCCGTAGCACGCAGTTCTCAGCTAGTCAAGTAGCGGGATTACAGTTAAACCTATCTAAATTAGGATTTGATACAAGTGCAATTAACAAATCTACTGCTTCGATACTAGACTTATCATTAGCAACTGGAGAGGATTTGGCTCAGTCTGCCGAAGTTGCAGCATCTACTATTCAAGGTTTTGGACTAGAAGCCGACCAAGCAGGTAGGGTTGCGGATGTGATGGCGAAGTCATTCAGTAGTTCAGCTTTAGATTTGGGTAAGTTTTCCCTTGCAATGAGTCAGATTGCACCTGTTGCATCTGCTACAAATATAAGTCTAGAAGAATCTAGTGCATTACTATCTGTATTAGCGGATGCAGGACTACAAGCATCTACATCAGGTACTGCATTAAGAAATATATTCCTAACATTATCCAAGGAGGGTATAACATTAGAGCAAGCCTTAGACAGAATTAATTCATCAGCAGATAAAACTACTACTGCGATGGATATGTTCGGCACGCAAGGTGCCACTGCTGCGGTTATATTAGCTGGGAACACAGATAAGGCTAAAGAGCTAACGAAAGCCTATAGAGACGCAGAAGGTTCGGCTAAGTCTATGGCTGATGTAATGGGTAAAACATTACAAGGGGCTATGGCAAGGCTTAGTTCGGCTACTGAGGGCGCAGGTATAGCCATTGGCGAAGTGTTAGCACCTTATATTGAAAAGTTAGCCGATGGATTAGGAGGAGTTATAAATAAATTCACAGATTTAGATAAAACTACTCAAAAAACAATAGTAGTAATAGGTGCATTAGCTGCGGGAATTGGACCGTTATTACTTGGTGTAGGTAGCTTATTAAAAGCCTTACCTATCATGGTATTAGGCTTCAAATCCATTGTGGGAATAATCCCCGCGGTAGTAACAGGATTTAAAGCGTTAACCGCTGCTATGCTAGCAAATCCAATTCTAGCGACTGCAGCCGCGTTATTAGCGGTCGGAACTG